TGACGCGGAGATCGAAGAGATCAGAGCGCTGAAGGCTGAAGAGGAGGACGATCGATGAGCGCGCAATACACACCGGGGCCGTGGACTACTGACGGCAGCGCTCGTGGAGGGGATCTCGACATCATTGCACCTTCGGGCCGCGTAGCTTTAATTGACTGCGAGCCGCGCGGCGACTTTCAATCGGAAGTGGTGCTCGAATCTAACGCCCGCTTGATCGCCGCCGCGCCCGATTTGTTAATCGCCCTTGAAGCGTGCCTACATAGGTTGGCACACCACGACGACCAATCCGTTCCAGAATGTGAGATGGCTCAAGCCGCCATCGCCAAGGCCGTGGGGAGCGACCAATGACCGCTCAGGAATTCACCCGCACCGGGTGGGCGTGCGTCACCGAGGCCATGATGGGCGCGTATGTTTCGCTCGAGGGAACGACGGCCGAAGACACGGTGCCTGTCATTTTTGACACTTATGACGAGGCGATCGCTGAGCGCGATCAATACATCGATGACGTGCTCGAAGCTCGAAGGCACGCGCTCGACGCCGATCCCGGCGAGCTCGAGGCCCTGCTTGAAGATGAGCGGGATTCACTCGAGGCCGAGGAGTTCGTCGCGTTCGTCGGCATGGATCGGGCCGGCGAGGTGTATGAGCTCGATCCCGAAAGTTTGGCCATATACCGGCGCTTGCGTCGGCCAGATCGTTAGCCCATACTCGGGCCACCGGCGCACGTCGTGCCGGCCACTAGAAAGGAGAATTGACAATGTCTGAGTTAATGCAAGCTTCCCGCCAATGGTCGACCCGCCCTCCCGAGGAGCGCTTCACCAGTCTGCCCGCCATGCGCGAAAAGCTCGAAGAGCTTCGCGCGTATTCCTCCGCGAAGGTCATCAGCTCGCGCCAACTTTCGGCGGTTCCGACGGCCGATAATCGCGGGATTGTGATCGAGGGCCCGAATGGCCGCGCGGCCGCCCCGACCAATTGGGCCTTCGGCCAGTTGGCGAACCTCTCCGGCGCCCCGGGCGCTTATCTGCGCACACTCCCGGCGCCTCTCGCGGCCGATTGTCTAAACTACGGCCTACGCGTCGAGCGTGACGCGATCGATACCGGCGTGCTACTCACTCGGCGCCCGGGCACGTCCGAGCTCGAGCTTCGGGCCGCCACGGGCCCGCGCTACGGCCGGATCTGGAACGTCGACGTCGTGCGCGCCCTCGAGGATCGGTTCGGCGATGGTGTGACGGGTGACTTCCGCGTGCCGGGTGAATTCGGCCGCGAGCTCTCGCAGGTCACCTCGGCGAATACGACGCTATTCGCCGGCGATCGCGATATGTTCGTGTTCCTCGCCGATGAGAAAAACCGCATCGAACTCCCGAACCGTCGCGACGGTAAGACCGGCGAGCTTGCCCGCGGGTTTTTCGTCACCAATTCGGAGACCGGCGCCGGCGCCTTAAAGGTTAAAACGTTCCTTTTCGACTACGTGTGCGCAAACCGCATCGTATGGGGCGCCCATGAGCTCGAGGAAATCAGCATTAGACACACGGCGAGCGCGCCCGATCGGTTCATCGAGGAGGCCGCGCCGGCCCTTCTTGAGTATTCGCGCGCGAGTGCGTCGAACGTGTCCAACATTCTGCGCACGGCGCAAGCTTCTAAGCTCGAAAAGGTCGACGCGTTTTTAGCGTCGCGATTCGGGCCGCGCGTGGCCGATCGGATTAAAACCGTACACATGGCCGAGGAGGGCCGCCCGATTGAAACCGCGTGGGACGCGGTGACGGGCGCCACGGCCTACGCTCGTTCGATTCCGTGGACCGCCGAGCGCGTGGAATTCGAGAGCACGGCCGGCGCCATTCTCGAGGATCTGGCCGCCTAGATCCCGAGCGCTCGTGCTCGAGCTCGAGGGCCCGCCATTGTGCGGGCCCTTTTTTTTCTGTCATACTCTCCGAACCGGCGCACGTCGTGCCGGCCAGAAAGGAGAAAGCCGCAATGTTAAAAACCGTTCGCCAGTCTGCAAACTCGAAAACCGGCCCGATCGCGGTGACGTACCGCGCCGGCGCTTCTAACGTGTTCTCGACGTGCCCGCGTACATGCCCGTTGAATCCGCAACCGGCCGCCGCCGCCGGTGCTATCGACCGCCAGTATCTGGCCGCCCTTCGGCGCGCCGTGCCGCGTAACGGCCGCGCATGGACGTATTCACACTTTCCGGCTGCTAAGCTTCCGAAACCGGCGCCCGGCGAAACCGTGATCAATTTCTCGGCCGACACTCTCGCGGCCGCGTTGAAAGCCCGTAAGCTCGGGCGGCCGACTACCCTTACCCTCGCGACCGGCGCCGATATCCCGAAACGTGCCGACGGCGTGCGGCTAGTGCGTTGCCCGGCTGAGGTGTCGGACACCGTCACGTGCTCGAATTGTGGCGATGGCGAGCCCTTGTGCGCTCGAGGTGATCGGGACTTTATCGTCGTGTTCACGGCGCACGGTTCGCAAGCTCGCCGCGTGGGCACCGATGAGCCGGGCGGATGCTACGGCGCCGGCGGACACGTCGCCATGCAATGGCGCGCGACAAGCTCGAAGGGCGCACCGGATGACGCGGCCGCCCTCGAGCGGTTCGCGCGTGAGCTTCCGCCGGGCTCGTTTTTGCGCCATCACGTCGTCGGCGATATCGGCCAGGCGGTGACGCCGTGAGCCGCTCGATCGCCGAGGTACTCGCGGATCCGGCCGCGAGCCGTTGGCTAAAGGGCGCCCTCTCGAGCGCCCTCGATCGGGATCCCGTCGACGCCGAGCGCGACGCGCTCGAGCTTCGGCGCCTGTTATCCCTACGCCTACTCGAGCTCGAGCTTGCCCGCCCGCTCGACGGTAGCGCATGGGAACCCGAGCCCTAGCGGCCCGCCCGGGATAGTCCGCCCTCGAGGGCCGGCCATGCGCCGGCCCTTTTTTTGCCCGCTTGGGATCCGCCGGCCGTACTCGAGCCGCCCGCCCTCGAGCCCGCCCGGGCCGGCCGGTATGGGATCCGGCGCCCTTCAAGCTCGAGCCGTGGCCGCCCTCGAGCGCGAGCGCCCCGAGCCGATCGGGCCGCTTGCCTTTCCCATGAGCCGGGCCGCGAGCCGCGGCCCGTGAGCTGTGATTCTGTGCCCGTGGTACATGATCGCCGGGCCGGGATCCGTGGTCCGCGGGCCGTGGTGCTCGAGCTCGTGCCGGCGATCGGTTCGGCGTTGTCGTCGACGACGGGCCGTGTATGTCATTTCGGGCCCGTGTATGTCATTTCGAGGGCCGCGAGCCGCGGGCCGCTCACCGTGGCACGTGTACGTTAATTCGCGCGCGCCGGATAACGTACAACGCGAGCCGATGACATACATTTCCCACGATCAAAGAATTCTCAAAGAAATCGGGGGGGTCCAAAAAACGCGGCGCTTGTGGGAAGGCAGGGGCTAATGCCCGATTTCACACATTGGATGAGCTGCAAAAAAGTTCTGGTTCCACGTGGAACGTCTCGTGGCCCAGGGGGAAGGAAAACCACCCCCTTTGATTAACTTGTCAACTCGTGCAAAAATTTGTGCAAATTTCTACGCAACGGACTTTTAGTGAGCGCTGTACCGAAGGAAATCGAAGAGGAACGCCTGCGGCTTGAGTACCGCCTGATGCTCCTGGAGACGCAGGACAAGGCGCGCAACAACTTCATCGACTTCGCGCGGTACGTGTGGCCTGAAGCTATCCTGGGCGACCACCATCGGCGCATGGGTGCTGCGTTTGACCGTATTGCGCAGGGCAAGCTCAAGCGGCTGATCATCAACATGCCGCCCCGTCATACGAAGTCCGAGTTCGCGTCTTACCTTCTGCCGGCGTTCCTGATGGGGCGCAAACCCCGCTTGCAGACCATTGAAGCGACGCACACCGCAGAACTTGCGGTGAAATTCGGTCGTAAAGTCCGTGATCTGATGGCCTCGGACCGTTATCGGGAGCTATTCCCCGCGGTCGATTTGAAGCAGGACAGCAAGGCCGCCGGCCGTTGGGACACGAACCATGGCGGTAGTTACTTTGCCGTGGGCGTCGGCGGTGCAGTCACGGGACGTGGTGCGGATTTGCTGATCATCGACGACCCGCATTCGGAACAGGATGCGCAGTCGGATCTAGCGTTGGAGAACGCGTGGGAGTGGTATCAGGGCGGTCCGCGTACGCGTTTGCAGCCAGGCGGTGCGATCGTGCTGGTGATGACGCGTTGGGGAACGAAGGATCTGACGGCGCGGTTGCTCAAGGCGCAGTCGAGTCATAACGCGGATCGTTGGGAGGTGATCGAGTTCCCTGCTGTTTTGCCGAGTGGTAATCCGCTTTGGCCGCAGTTCTGGTCGCGTGAGGAGTTGGAAAGCGTCCGTTCATCGTTGTCGGTGCAGCGTTGGAACGCGATGTACCAGCAGCAGCCGACCAACGACGAGGGTGCGATCCTGAAGCGTGAGTGGTGGAAGGTGTGGGACGCACCGCAGCCGCCGATCGTGAACTACATCATTCAGAGCTACGACACGGCGTACAGCAAGAAGGAGACGGCTGACTACAGCGTGATCACGACCTGGGGTGTGTTTTACCCGGACCAAGACTCAGGGCCCAACATCATCCTGCTTGATGTCGTGCGTGGTCGGTGGGACTTTCCTGAATTGAAGCGCATTGCGAAAGACGAGTACAAGCGCTGGAATCCTGACAACGTGCTAATCGAGGCCAAGGCCACGGGTGTGACGTTGCAACAGGAGCTTCGTCGCATGGGCATTCCTGTCACGATGTACACACCTGGCGGCCGCAGATCGGGCACGGACAAGGTCAGCCGTGCGCATGCGGTGGCGCCGATCTTCGAGGCGGGGATGGTGTGGGCGCCGGATACGGATTGGGCGGAGGAGCTGGTTGAGGAGTGTGCCTCGTTCCCGAACGGTGACAACGACGACATGGTGGACTCGACCACGCAGGCCATCATGCGATTCCGTCAAGGCAACTTCGTCTCCTTGGGGACGGACTACAAGGACATGGATGTTGGTAAAGTGGTTGCCCCGGAATACTATTGACGACTAGAATGTCAAGGCATTTATTTCGTCCTCCCTCTCTCAACTAGGGGCGGCTATGCCTAAGTCTAAAAAAGGTTCGAGTCGCGATCTGCTCGACAAGGTTAAGAAGGTCTCTGCCGCGGGCCGTGGCGGGGACACCAAGCTTGCCCATCTGTCGCCCATGGCGCAGAAGATCCTGAAAGGCGCCGGTGGCGCAGGCACGCGCAATCCCAAGACGGGGTTGAAGGAGTTCAAGGCCGCTGCGGAGATGGGCCGACGTGCTGCTGCTGAACTCGAAGACGAGGGTGAGGCCCGACGTTCGCTTGCCGAGTTTGAGGCCGCGCGCAATCAGGCAATGGCGCAGATGGCGCCTCCTGTTGCCGAGCCGGAGATGGAGAGGGCTGCTGTACAGCCGGAAGCCGAGCCTGTTGCACCTCCTCCTGCGTTTACCCCTTCGGTAGAAGCTCCGCCGCCGCGCACTGCGCGAGAAGAGTTCGAGGCCATTACGCAACCGCAGGCCGCTGCTCCCCCTCCGGCGGTTGAGCCACCCCCGGCCGCTGCGCCAGGATCTGCGGCCGCGGACCTTCAGCAGATTACAAACCCGACCGCCCCGCCCCCGGCTGCTGCGGCGCCTCCGCCTGCTGCTCCTGCCACTGGTTCTGCCACTGGTTCTGCGGCGGTGGACATGGCCGAGCTGGATCGGATTGCACAAGGCTTCCGTGACGCGGGCATGGGCAACACTGGGGTGGACGTCAGCGGGCTTGCCCCGGGGAGCCTGACGACGCCGACGGGTCAGGTAAACGCGCAGTTCTTTGACCCCAACATGGACATGAGCGGCATTCCTAACGTGGACCCAAGCACGTTGTCGCCTGGCCAACAAGGAACAACTCCGCCTCCGGGATCTGCTGCGGCGGATCTTCAGCAGATTACAAACCCAGCGGCTCTTCCTACCGCGGCTCCTCCTGTGGAACAGCCGCCCCTGTTTGACGACGACATGACGCCGGCTCAACGCCGTGCTGCTGCACGACGAGACGAGGATCTCTTTCGTCCTCCGCAGATGACCCCAGGCCGAGACATGCCGTCTCAGCCCCCACCGAGCCAGCCTTCGCCGGTGCAGCCCCAGCCGATTCAACCTCCGGTGACGCAGCCTCCGCCGACTCAACCCCCGCCGGCGCAGCCTCCGCCACCACCTCCTCCGCCACCGAGCCAGCCTCCGCCGACTCAACCCCCGCCGGCGCAGCCGCCTATTACCCAGCCGCCGGGACCGGTGACGCAGCCTCCTGTTACCCAACCGCCCGTTACTAAACCTCCGGTGACGCAGCCTCCTGTTACTCAGCCGCCAGTAGCTATTCCGCCTGGCCTGATCGAAAGCCCGTTGCCGAAGCCGCCCGCACAGCCTCCGGCTCAACCGCCGGGCACTGGTGGTATCCAGCCGTTGCCGCCGGGCACGTTGCCGCAGCCTCCGGCGCAGCCTCCAGTTCCGCCTTCTCGCGGTGGCGGTGGATTTAACTTCGGCAATTTCTTTGGCGAAGACACTGACATTGGCCGCTTGATTGGCCGCATCGGTGGCGGCCGTGGTCGTGGCGGCGGGGGCGGCAAGCCATCTCCTGGCGGTGGGAAAACCCCTGAACTCCCGCCCACTGGTGGCGGTCTGCCCGCGCGACCGGAGCTGCCTCCCATTGTGGGAACTCCGCAGCCTCCGGGCGGGGGCGCCGCGCCTCCTGTAGCGGGCCCTCCTGCGTACACCCCGCCGCCCCCGATCCGTATGCCGAGCACGCCGTTGCCGCCTCCGCTGCCGACGCCGATCGGTGCGGGCACGCCGACGCCGTACTTCAACCCGAATGCGGGCGGCCTGACTCCGGGCACTGTGCCGACTGGACGGACGCCGTCGAGTCTGGCAACGAGCAACGTCCCGTTGCAGGCGCTTGCGCAGAACCCGAACCTTGGTCCGACGATGTTGGGCGGTGCGCAAAATGCCGGCTACTACACGGACCGCTTCGGCAACATGATCCTGTCTCCTGGCGCTGTGAAGCCCCCGGGTCGCAAGACCGGTGGTCCGGCGAACGCCGAAGAGCTGCTGAAGATCATGCAAGAGATCAGCGGCGAGAAGTCCGACAACAAGGCGCTGAAGCAGTTCTCGTCTGCGCGGTCCATGCTCGATGAGCTGTCAAGCGAGGGCCCTCGTACGGAGTTGTCCTTCGACGAGACGCCGATCAGTCAGAGCGTTCGTCGCAGCTCCCGCACGCCGATCCGTCAGGACAGCGAGCGCGGCAGTGCACGTGGCATGGCCATGGAGCTTGAAGAGGTAACCAAGACCCAAGGCCCACGGACCAAGGCCGAGGTAGAGGGCATTCGCGAGAAGATGGAACTGATCCGTAACACGCTCGGCATGCCGACCTTCTCGCGTGCGACGATTGGCCGCGAAGGCGAGTTGCTCGCAAAGCGGTTCAATGAGGGCGGCGAGGTTGACGACAGCACGCCGTTGCAGCGTCGTATCTACATGGAGTCTGTTGGCGATCCTGCCAAGGCCACTGCTCCGATCACCGAGAAGAGCATGTCGTCCAGGGAGCTGGATAAGCTTCGCAGGCTTGTGGAGATCGCGGAGAAAAACCCTGCTCTGAGCGAGAAGACGGGTAAGCCGCTGCCGGGCGTTGTGGATTATGCGCATCAACGGATGTTGATGGAGCAAGTGGATCCGATGGGCAGTGCGCCGTTGTTCATGCGTGACTCAGACTACAACGCATTTGAGTCGGGGAACTTACGTAATACGTTTGGACAGTTCACGTTCGAGCGGTTGCCGGATGGTTCTTTGATCGTGCGGGATAGATACGACTACACGGGCGATGTGGGCGAACGCACAAACCCTTTGATTCAGTACGCTAACAAAAAGGGCGTGAATCGTCCGGTGGAGATTCGCCTGCCGGCCGCGCCGAAGAAGAGCAAACGATAATGGCTCGAACCAAAATCACAGCTCTCAAGGTACGTCCTCGGTATCGCGCTGCGGGAAGTCCGAAGGGCGGCGAGAAAAACCCGAATAAGGAAGACTTACGCAAGCTGATGCTTGCGATGAACCCAGACGCGGAGCAGATCGAGGAGGCCGCTGCGGCAGCGCCTCGTGTGCCTTCGGTTGCCAAATCACTAGGCAAGGGCTTTTACGAAGCCAATGTCGAGCCGTTGCTCTCGCCCTACGACACCGCCATGGCGATCTTCGGCGCGGGTAAGGAGTTTGTGTCGGATCCAAGGGAGTTCTCAAAGAGCGTGGCGAGAGCGGAGATGGAGCGGCTGCGAGCAGCCGGGGACAAGCCAGAGGCCGCTGCGGAGTACTACGGCGGTCTCTTGAGCCCGTTCAGTATGCTGCGTCGTTTGCCCAAGTCCGAAGTGGTACGGCCCAAGGGGCAGGGCATAGTGCTTGATTACCCGGATGCGCCGTTGGTGCCGATTGGGGACAAGGATCCGGGGCTAGATGAGGCGTATGGCACGACGCGTTTTCCGAAGGGCTTTGTCAATCGAACGATTGAAGATGGCCAGGAGCGGCTTAAGACACTTAACGCTCGTGGCGGAGTAAACCTTGATCAGAGCGTTGCGATTGATGAGTTCTTACGAACAAAATTTAGAAACTACTTTGTCAATCAGTTTGGCACCAAAGACGATCCGATCTTAAAAGCAATTAAGGAAGGTCGCTTGTCAACGGTACAGCTCCGAGAGCCTGGCGGTATCCGTAGTTACTTGCCGACGGCTGCGAAAGAAGGAAAGACACGGGTAAACCCAGAGACGAACGAAAGCACGTTCTATCCCACCAGCACTGCAAAAGAAGCGTTGGAGGATATCAACAAGATATACGACCAGATGACGGGTATGCGCGGTACGGTCATTGCCAATCGCACGGTGGGCAGTCCCAAGAACGAGTACTCGGTATTAGACACTGAACGGGAAAAATCCCAACAACTGCTAAACGAAACAAGCGAAGCGTTAGTAGCAGAAGGCAATCGCCCGCTTGAGATCAACCCTTCAATGGGCATCCTGGGCTACAAAGACCCGACCTTTGCCGCAAAGCTTCCGCCCGGAAAGCGCTTGTCAGACGTGACCCCGCTCCAGGGTCGTCGCAGGTCTTCTACTGCATCGGCCGACATTGCAGCGTTGATGCTTGCGCAGCAAGAAAACCTGCCGAAGTCTTTGCGCATGGCCATAGAGAAAGGGCAGCCCATCTATGACATGTCCCCATCAGGGGCGTTGGATGAGATACTGGCCCCTGAGCCGTTGGTCGATTACCTCGCCACGCTATCTCCGCGAGAAATCAAGAACCTTCGTTACGAGGACGCGGTCCGCGGCGCGTCAAAACTGAATGAGTTGAGTAATCAACGTAAGGCGGTGGTTGAGCGGATCAGAGAAGGCAAGCCCGTAGATAACAAGATTTTTATGGAAGGCGTTAGCGCGCCGATCATTAACTACGACGACAAGGCCCAGTTCCCAGGCTTTACTTGGCGGCAGATTACTGACCCAGAAGCCACCACTGTAGAAGGCGCCTATATTGGACATTCTGTTGGTGGGTATGCCAAAGAAGGCATGTACTCTGCGGACGCAAAGAAAGACTTTAGATCTGGGGCAGCCAAGATCTACACGCTGAGAGACGCTGAAGGAAAACCGGTCACTACGGTAGAGGTCAAGGAAATAGAAGGCCGTGGCCCCATCGTCACTCAAGTCAGGGGCGCGGGAAGAAAGACAGGAAACCAAGCAGATAAGGCTCCGTATGATGCCTTGTTGGTAGATCTTTTTAATGCGCTAAACGTAGCAGGCGTATCAGAGGCCAATCTTCCCCCCATGGCCAAGGCTTATCAGAAACAACGAGAGGCTGCGACCCGGGTGCAGGTGCAAGGTCGACTGGGTGCGCCGCAGCCAATCGGACGTCCCGCCCCACTAGCAGCTCCTGCACAGCAGGGCATTGGACAGCTGCCCGAGACGCCACGGGATTTACCGAACGAAAACTTTATTCAACAAATGCTTCGACGTTTGCAACGAGACCAAGATTGACCGTAGCCTTCCTTGTCAAAACGTATTAGGATCACAACATGCCAATTGACAAAGCTATTAACCAAGCCCCGGACGCCGGAATCCTGGTCATTGCCGAGGACGAGGCCCCGATGCCTGACATCGAGGTCATGATCGACGAGGAAGGCGGGGCGGTGATTGAGATTGGCGAGAGCGAAGCCAAGGAAGTGGACTTCTACGCGAACCTCGCGGAGGTCGTGGACCCTGATGAGCTAGGCCGGATCGCGCTTGATGTCTCGGCGATGTTCGAGGCGGACAAGGGATCGCGGTCGGATTGGGAGCAGATGTACGCCAAGGGGCTGGATCTGCTGGGCTTGCGCATTGAAGAGCGCACAAAACCCTTCCGTGGTGCGTCGGGCGCGAGCCATCCGATGCTGCAAGAGGCCATTATTCAGTTCCAGGCCCAGGCGTTTAAGGAGCTGATGCCCGCAAGTGGCCCGGTTCGCACGCAAGTACTGGGCAAAGAGACCGTCGATAAGTTCCAGCAGGCCTCGCGCGTGCAGGACTTCATGAATTATCAGCTCACGACGGTGATGGAAGAGTACACACCGGAGTTCGACCAGCTCCTGTATTACACCGGATACGGCGGATCGACATTCAAGAAGGTCTATTACGACTATCAACTCGGCCGAATGGTCTCGAAGTTGTGCTTGGCGGACGATGTTTACATCCCGTACAACGGTTCGAGCGTCGTTTCGCAGTGTTCGCGGCTCACTCATCGCATTGCGATGGACTCGAACGAGTTTAAAAAGCGCGTTTTGGCCGGCGAATACCTGGATGTTGCGGTAGACCTTGAGCCGACGCCCGCGGATCCGAGCCAGATTCAGGCTGCAATCGACAAAGTAGTCGGCATACAGCCGACTGATCAGGCCGGCGAGGTCTTTTTGCTTGAAATGCTGGTCGATTTGGACCTGCCGGGCTTTGAGGACATGGGCGAGAACGGCGAACCGACGGGAATTAAGCTTCCGTACGTCGTAACGCTGGCCGAAGACACGCTAAAGGTCATTGGAATCCGCCGAAACTGGCGCGAGGACGACGAAAAGAAGCGTCGTCGCAACTATTTTGTGCACTACGTGCTGGTCGAGGGGCCTGGCGCGTACGGTTTGGGCTTTGTGCATCTTATTGGCGGCCTGTCTAAGGCCGCTTCGAGCGCACTGCGGCAGTTGATTGACGCCGGAACGCTTGCAAACCTGCCCGCCGGCTTCAAAGCCCGTGGTGCGCGGATCGCGGACGACTCGGATCCGATCCAACCGGGCGAATGGCGCGACATTGACGCCGGTGGCGCGGAACTTTCGGCATCACTCTTGCCGCTTCCGTACAAGGAACCGAGCCAGGTGCTGTTTGCGTTGCTTGGATTCCTTGTGGATGCAGGCAAGCGGCTCTCGAGCACGGCCGACATGCAGGTCGGCGACGGAAATCAGTACGCGCAGGTTGGCACGACGCTGGCGCTGCTCGAGCGTGGTTCGATGGTCATGTCCTCGATCCACAAGCGCCTGCATTACGCGCAGACGCTCGAGTTCCGGTTGCTGTTTGAGGGCTTTGGCCAGTACTTGCCGGATGAATATCCGTACGATGTGCCGGGCGCGAGCCGCAAGATCAAGCGTGCGGACTTCAGCAACATGGTTTCGGTGCAGCCGGTTGCTGATCCGAACATCTTCAGCACTGCGCAGCGCATTCAGCTTGCTCAGATGCAGTTGCAGATGGCGCAAGCGGCGCCGAACATGCACAACATGTACGAGGCGTACTACCGGGTGTATGCCTCGCTCAACGTACGTGACATCGACGGCATCCTGATCCCGCAGAACAATCAGATGCCGCGCGATCCGGCGACGGAAAACGCGTCCGTGTTGAACGGCATGAAGCTCAAGGCCTTTGCGGGCCAGCAGCACGATGCGCATATCGTTGCGCACTTGATCATGGGACTCTCGCCGATCCTCCAGAGCAATCCTTTGGCCGCGGTCGAGCTACAGCAGCATCTCTTTGAGCACGTCAAGATCAAGGCCGAGGAGGATGTCGAGGCCGAGCTCTTTAAGCTCTACGGCACTGACCCGGATCGCATGGTCTCGCCCATCCAGAAGGAAGGCATGGTGGCGATCAAGGTCGCGACCTATCTCCAGGAGATGAAGAACATGCAGGGCCAGCTCTCTGGGGAGGCCGCGGGCGGTGGAGAAGACCCGTTGGTCGCGCTCAAGAAGCAGGAACTGGATCAGCGTGCTGCGGCCGACAAGGCCAAGATGCAGTTGGATCAGGCGAAGTTGCAGTTGGAGATGCAGAAGATGCAACAGACCTTACAGATTGACCAGGCGAAGCTACAGTTACAAGCAGCAAAAGGAGGAAGAAATGCCGCTTAAAAAGGGATCGAGCCAGAAGACGATTAGCCGCAACATCGGCGAACTCGTCGGGGCGTATAAAGAAAAGGGCCGTATTGGCACGAGCAAGCCGAAGAGCAAAGGCGCAGCGGTAAAGCAGGCCGCAGCGATTGCGTATGCCAAGGCGGGTAAGACGCGTGGCATGAAGCGCGGTGGCGTGATGGGTGCGGTGAAAACCGTAAAGAAAAAGGACGGGAATCGGCCAGTCAAGATATACTGAGTCCGATAAGCGCTTCTGGCGGTGCGCAAAACCGCCTGCTTTTCATGGAAACCTACCATGCTTGAATTTGCAGAAGCAGTGCTTCTAGAAATCAGAAAGCTCAGACAGAGCTCTGAGGAAATCGTCCTCAACGGCACCATCGTAGACATGGAGCGGTATCGCTTCATGATGGGTCGCATTGAAGGATTGAAGCTTGTAGAGGATTCCGTGAGAGCGCTTTTGAAGTCCCGCACGGAGGACGACGGCTTTTCAATCTAACAGGAGACCCATGAAACTTGCATCACAAGAACCTACCGCCCTGGAGAAGAAGTGGGCGGAAGAGGCAGCAACTAAGGTGCCGACCCTAGAGGACGCGTACACCGCCGAAGGATTGAAGCCTGAAAAGCTCGATCAAAAGGTGTTGGACCGTATCCCAACACCTACCGGGTGGCGTATCGCGATCCTTCCCTACCGCGGGGCAGAAAAGACCAAGGGCGGCATCGCCCTGGCCGAAGAAACCCAGCGCAAACAGCAGGTCTCAACCGTATGCGGCTACGTGCTCAAAGTGGGCCCGCTTGCGTACGGGGACGAGAGCAAGTTTGCGACCGGCCCGTGGTGCGTGGAGGGCGATTGGATCATTTTCGGCCGTTATGCCGGAGCCCGTATCCCGATCGACGGGGGCGAGATTCGGTTGATTAACGACGACGAGGTTCTCGGCATTGTGGCCGATCCCGAAGACGTTCTGCACATGTGGTAAGGAGCACTTATGTCTACTGAACAGTTGGAATTTAACGTAGGAGACGGGGAGCAGCCGGCAACGGTTCAGATCCCTGAGTCCGAGGATGCCGCCCCATCCATCGAGCCCCAAAAGGCCGAGACCGATCGTGGGGAACTTGACGAGTACAGCGATAACGTCAAGAAGCGCATCAATAAGCTGACGGCGCGGCTGCGGGAGACGCAGCGTCGTGAGCAAGAAGCGCTGAACTACGCCCGTCAGGTCCAGGCCCATGCCCAGGAGATTGAGCAACGGTACGTCAAGACCGATGCCGAGCGTCTGGTAGAGGCCAAGAACCGGGTTGAGACCCAGGCCGTGGCGCTCAAGCAGATCATCCGCAAGGCCCGTGAAGAGGGCGATGTGGATACCGAGACCGAAGCGCAGCAGCGCCTAGCCGCGTTGACCATGGAAAACTCTCAGATCGAGGCGGCCAACGCCCAGCGGGAGGCCTATGTTCAGCAGCAACAGTGGGCGGCCCAGCAGGCGGCCTATCAGGCCCAGCAGCAACCGGTCCAACAGCAGCCGCAGCAGATCGACCCCCGGGTCGAGGACTGGGCGGAGAAGAACAAGTGGTATGGCCGGGATACCGTGATGACCCACGCCGCGTGGGGTATCCACCGTCAGCTCATCCAATCAGAGGGATTTGACCCCAATTCGGATGAGTACTATGATGAACTTGACAAACGTATTCGTCAGGCGTTTCCGCAAAAATTTGAGGAAACGTCTGGTGGCGCGAACAACAGGAGCCGTAACGTGCAAACGGTCGCCCCTGCATCTCGCTCTAGCGGGATAAACAACACAGCACGCCGCACTGTCAGATTGACTCCAAGTCAAGTGGCAATTGCAAAAAAGCTGGGCGTTCCTCTCGAGGAATATGCCAAGTACGTGAAGGAGTAACCCATGTCAGACGTCAAAACATCGTCCTTTAATCGCACGACTCGTGAGGCCGAATCTCGCGGGAAAGTAGCGCGACGCAAGCCTTGGGCACCGCCTTCTCGCCTTGACGCGCCTCCGGCGCCTCTTGGATACAAGCACCGTTGGATTCGGGCATCCGCTGGTGGGGTTGAGGATCGAACGAACATTGCAGGCCGTCTCCGTGAGGGGTACGAACTGGTTCGCTCGGACGAATACCCTGACTTCGCTGCACCAACTATGGATGACGGCCGACACGCTGGGGTAATCAGCGTGGGGGGACTGCTCCTTGCTCGTATTCCTGAAGAGAGCGTTGCAGAGCGCACCGCGTATTACGCGTCGAGGGCAAACGACCAAATGCAGGCTGCGGATAACGAGCTCATGAAAAGCAATGCACATCACAGCATGGTGATTGAGCGTCCTACCCGCCGGTCTCGCGTTTCATTCGGAGGTTCCAAAAACGGAACCAGTGAATAACTTTTTTAGAGGATTAATCAAATGGCAAATGTAGACAAAGCCTTTGGTTTCCGTCCTCTCGGCAATTTGTCTGCGACTGGATCCCAGAAGCAGTACGGTTACGAGATTGCGGATAACCAGTCAGGCGCGATTTACCAGGGCGACCTGGTGACGATCGTAAACGGCTATGTCGTTAAGTTCCTCCCGGGCACGCATGCTGCGGCCCTGGGTGTTCTCAACGGCGTGTTTTATATCGACCCGACGAGCGGTAAGCCGACCTGGAAGAACTACTACCCGGGCAGCGTCAACATCACTGAAGGCAAGATTGTTGCCGATGTGATCGACGATCCGAGTCAGTTGTTCATCGTCCAGGCCGACGAGGACATCGAGCAGGCCGATATCGGCAAGAACGCGGATGTCGTTGGCACGGGCGGTAGCACCACCACGGGCGTGTCTTCGATGGAACTGGATTCGTCCACCATCGCCGATACGGCGGCTCTTAACCTCAAGATCGTTGGCCTGTGGAACGTCCCGGGCAACGAGCTTGGGAACTTCGCCGTTGTCGTTGTGAAAATCAACGAGCACCTGTACGGCAGCGCCGGCGTCAAGGCCGTAACCTGATATATAGGGGCATAAAAAATGGCAATTTCACGTGCACAATTGGTCAAGGAACTCGAGCCGGGCTTGAATGCTCTGTTCGGCCTTGAGTACAAGAACTACGAGAACGAGCACGCCGAGATCTATTCGGTGGAGACCTCCGATCGTGCGTTCGAGGAAGAGGTGATGGAGTCCGGCTTTGCCGAGGCCCCTGTTAAGACGGAAGGCGCTGGCGTTGCATACGACCAGGCGCAGGAAGTCTACACCGCTCGCTACACCCACGAGACGATCGCTCTCGCGTTCTCGCTCACCGAAGAAGCCGTGGAGGACAACCTCTACGACCGTCTCTCGGCGCGTTACACGAAGGCGCTCGCCCGCTCGATGGCGCAGACGAAGCAGATCAAGGCTGCGAACGTGCTTAACAACGCGTTCACGACCTCGGTCGGCGGCGACGGCAAGCCGCTCTGTGCGGATGATCACCCGACCCTGTCGGGCCCGAACCTCCGTAACGAGCTTGCCACGTCGGCGGACCTCTCTGAGACGTCGCTTGAGCAGGCACTGATCGACATCGCTGCGTTCACCGATGAGCGTGGCCTGAAGATCGCGGTGCAGGGCCTCAAGCTCATCATCCCGAAGGAACTCATGTTTACGTCTGACCGTATCCTCAAGTCGACGCTGCGCGTTGGCACTGCGGATAACGACATCAACGCCGTGAAGAACATGGGCATGGTGCCGCAGGGCTACACCGTGAACCACTTCTTGACCGACCCGGACGCTTGGTTTGTGAAGACCGACGCCCCGAACGGCATGAAGATGTTCCAGCGTGTATCCATCAAGACTGGTTTCGAGGGCGACTTCGATACCGGCAACGTGCGGTACAAGGCTCGCGAGCGCTACAGCTTCGGCTTCAGCGACCCGCGTGGCATCTTCGGATCGCCCGGCGCTGCCTAAGAGGCAAGCAAGGTGGAAGGGGGCCGCAAGGCCCCCTTTCTCTATGCACTTCCTTCACGTATAGTCAAGTCTCCGGGAAAATCCGGTACGTCTGACAGCCCCGGCTGACGACATGCAGACAGACGTACCTAACTCGCATGTGAGGTAAATTGAAATGGCTGTTACGCATTTTTCAGGCCCGATTCAGTATTCGGGTAAGGGCGCCACCGGCGCTTGGGCCGCGGACCTTTCCACGACGATCGACGCTGACGTTGTCACGTTGATGGACGATTTCGTCGGGGTCGCGCTTGATTCCACAAACGATTGGACGGTTGTTAAGGACTCGGGAGCCTCCGCTGGGATCGGCGCCGACGTTCTTAACGGCGTTCTTGAGCTGACCTCGGCTGCCACGACGGATGACGACGGCGCTTCGGTGCAGGGCAACGAAGTGTTCGCGCTGGCCGCGGACAAGTATGTGTGGTTCCAGACCCGTCTCAAGTGTAATGACGCTGATCAGACGGACATCTGTGTGGGTCTTACCGTGAACTTCGCGACGAACCCGGAAGCGATGTTGACGGCTGCTGACCGTATCGTGTTCCAGGTGGACGACGGCAATGCCTCGATCCTCTGCAAGACGGAAGCGAGCGGCACCGAGACCTCGACGGACTCCCTTGTGGATCTCGTTGACGACACGTACGTCACACTGGGCTTCCGCGCTTGGGGCACGGGCCAGGTTGAGTTCTTTGTCAACCGCAAGCTGGTGGCGACGCACACGACCAACATCCCGACGACCGATCTGACGGTTGCCGCGATGTCGCTTTCGGGCAGCGCTACGGGTACTCGCAAGACGTCGGTGGACTATCTTCTCGTTTCAGCCACCCGCTAATAGGAGGCTGTCATGAGCTTTGCAAGTGACGTCAAGGCCAAAACCGTCATCGCCACTAATGACATGGTCAACGGCCGCACTCGTATCCAGGGGGTGTATTACACCTGTACGGGTACGGCTGCTGCCATTACCTTGAAGACGGGAGGCGCAAGCGGTACGGTGGTGATGGAAATCAAGACGCCGGCTGCTGCCGGCGCCTATGACATCATCATCCCGGACGATGGGATCCTTGCCACGGACGGCGTGCATGCCACGTTGTCCTCGGCTGAAGTTCTCAGTGTCACGCTGTTGTATGTAGGCGGAGCCCCGGCGTGAGATCACGGGGTGGGATGGGCCTAGCTCTTCGTGGCGGCGGAGCCGTCAAGAAGGGCATGGGAATTGCCACTTCGGTTCGGAGTGGCAATTTCCGTCCTACCAAGCAAGGCGCAGGCATGACCCGCAAGGGCGTTGCTGCCTTTCGTCGCGCTAATCCTGGCAGCAAGTTACAGACGGCAGTTACGGAATCTAACCCCAGTCCTGGACGTGCAAAGCGACGCAAGTCGTTTTGTGCGCGTTCGGCTGGGCAGATGAAAATGTTTCCAAAAGCTGCTAAGGATCCTAACAGCCGGCTTCGGCAGGCGCGTAGAAGGTGGAAGTGTTAGCTCATGGAGATGATGATCTGGAACATCGTCCTCACCGCGATCGTGATGGGGATGGGATTCATGCTCAAGAGCAAGTTTGACGAGCTCGATCGGCTTGGAATCCTTTTGAACCGCACACGAGAGGAGGTCGCAAGAGATCATGTCACACGTAGAGAAGTGGATGACCGCATTGAAAAGCTGGTGGTACACATGGACCAGCGTTTTAACCGGTTGGAAGCAAAACTGGACGAAATCAGAAACACCAAAGGAGCCTGAAATGGCCAGCAAAATGAAGATGGTTGTCAAAGGTGGCAAGAAGGTTCCGGCCTTCGCTGCCGATGGCGTTGGCAAGATGAAAAAGGGCGGTATGGCTGATAAGAAAGGCCGTGCTATGAAGAAGGGCGGCAAGGACGCGCGCGGCCGCGCGATGCGAGGGTACTAACATGGCAGGACGTGGAATGGGCGCAGCCGTCCGTGGCGGCGGCGCCGTGGGCAAAGGCCCGAAAAACAAGATGGTTTCCGAACCCAGCATGAAGACCGGCAAGGTTCTTATGATGGCCGAAGGTGGCGACGTCAATCAGCACAAGCGTATGGCTATGGGCATGATGGGCGGCGGGATGATGAACCGCGGCTACAAGAAGGGCGGCATGGCCAAGAAGAAGGTCAAGAAGATGCGCTACGGCGGATCTTGCGGCTGATAAATGGCTACCTCGGGCACAACCGATTTCAACCTTTCCATCGATGATCTCATCGAGGAAGCGTTTGAGCGTTGCGGCATGCGGCCGACGGCAGGCTATCAGCTTACGTCGGCCCGCCGTTCGCTCAATCTTGTCTTCTTGGACTGGGCGAACCGTGGGTTGAACCTTTGGACGATTGAGCAGGCGACTTACACCCTGACTCAGGGCACCAAGGAGATCACGCTCCCAACGGATACGGTCAATGTGCTCGAGGCAATCATTCGTCAGAACAGCCAGGGCGTGAACTCGGACGTGTACATCGAGCGCATTAGCCGAGAGGATTACCTCAACGTCCCCGATAAGACCTCGGAAGCGCGACCGGCGCAGTTTTACGTCGAGCGCACCAACTCCCCGAAGGTCTACTTCTATCCGGCGGCAGATCAAACGTACACGTTTGTCTACTATCGCATCCGTCGGATCCAAGATGCTGGTGTTTATACCAACACGACGGACGTGAATTTCCGGTTCCTGCCCTGCTTGGTCTCTGGTTTGGCGTTTCAGCTCTCGCTCAAGTACGCGCCTGAGCGCGCGCAGGCGCTGAAGGCCCTCTACGAAGAGGACTTCAATCGCGCCGCCATGGAGGATCGGGACACTGCCAGCGTGCAGTTCGTGCCCGACATGGGGGTGTAGCGTGGCTTACGCCAGTGGCAAATTTTCTTACGGCCTATGCGACTTTTGCGGCCAACGGTATCCCTACAATGTCCTGCGCAAGCAGTGGCAGGGATACATGGTATGCCCGGACGACTATGAGCCGAAGGAACCGCAACTGGAGCCGCTTCGTTATCGTGGCGATGCTATTGCGCTGCGTGATCCGCGGCCCGATCGCATTGAGCCGGTCTCTGTGTTCGTCGGTGCGCCTGGGTTCACCGCGTTCCAGAGCTACGGCAGCGTGCAAAACACGGCCGACATGCGGCCGTATGTGCTCGGACAGGCCTTGGTCACCACCGGATTGGTGGGTAGCGTGACGGTGACGACGACATGACGTACGACGAACTGGTCACAAACATCCGTAACTACACCGAAGTGAACTCTAACGTGTTCACGAACGCGGTGATCAATACCTTTATTACGATGGCGGAGAACCAAATCCTCCGCGAGATCGATCTTGACGTATTTAAGCTTGAAGTCAGCGGGACGATGACTTCTGGCAACAAGTTTCTGACCGCCCCGAGTGACATCCTCACTCATCGCTACATGATGATCACCTCGGGCAACGATCAGATCTTTTTGGACTTCCGTGACACGTCCTTTATGAAGGAATACTGGCCAAATGGGGCCAGCACGGGCATCCCGAAGTATTACTCGGTCTGGGATCAGAATACTTTCTACATTGCCCCCACTCCAAACGCGAATTTTGTGGTGGAACTGGGCTATATCTACCGTCCCGCGCAGTTGTCGTCGACGAATACGACGACCTGGATCAGTAATAACGCCCCGGAAGCTCTGCTTTATGCCTGTTTGATGCAGGCTTACAGCTACACGAAGGGTCCGCCGGAGATGCTTCAGTACTTCAACGGCGCTTACAAGCAAGCGATCCAGGGTCTGGGCATCGAGCAGCAAGGTCGCCGCCGCCGCGACGAGTACCGCGATGGTATGATCCGCATCCCGGTTAAATCGGAGTCGCCTGGCCCATGATTACGGTAGAAATGCCTGTTTTGACGAGCGGAGTATCGGTCGCCACCACCCAAAATCGGGGTTGGGACGTCGAGGAACTTGCTCAAAGGGCTGCGGACAAGATCATTTTCGTCGGGGATCAGTCGCATCCGGCTGTCCAGGCGCAGGCGCGAGCCTTTAAAGCGCAAGTAAAGCACGTGGTCGCCTTCTACTTGAAGGAGGCCGTTGAGCAGGACCGGCTTACGATGGCCAATCGCCTTCGTGAGGCGGGTCATCCAGAGCTGGTTCATCTGTTAGGAGAGTAAAATGGCGTTTTCAGGCAACTACATGTGCACCAGCTTCAAGGTGGAGCTGATGAAGGCGGTGCACAACTTTACGACGGGCACTGGCAACACCTTCAAGCTGGCCCTGTACGACAACAGCGCGTCCTTTACGGCCGCGACCACGGCGTATACGGCTACCAACGAGGTCGCTAACTCAGGCACGTACTCGGCGGGCGGCGGTACGCTCACGAACGTGACCCCGACGAGCTCGGGCACGACGGCGTTTACGGACTTTGCGGACCTGTCGTTCACGAGCGCGACGATCACAGCCTATGGGGCGTTGATTTACAACGACTCGGCAGCGGGCGATCCGTCGGTTTGCGTACTCGACTTCGGTGGTGCGAAGACCTCGACCAACGGCACGTTTACGATCATTTTCCCGACGGCTGATTCGACTAGCGCAATCATCCGCATCGCCTAATCAGGGGCGAAAGTGACCGATGCTGTCGTTGCTTTCCAAGGGTGGAATGCTTCTGGCGTAGGCTGGGGCGACGATCCTTGGGGTGAAAGCCTCGCGGCACTTCCGACGGGGACGGGCCAGGTTGGGTCCGTTGCGACGACTGGCGATGCAAACATCAGTCTTACGGGCGTCGCGGCCACCGGCTTTGTCGGCACGGTCACTGTTACTGCCGGGGCAGATGTCCCGGTCACGGGCCTGGAAGCGACCGGTGCTGTTGGGTCCGTTCAGGTCACAGGCACGGCAAACGTCAGTCTTACGGGCGTTGAGGCGACCGGTGCCGTGGGCACCGTCACGATCAGTGGCGAAGCAAACGTCCCGGTCACGGGCATCCAAGCAACCGCTTCTGTTGGCGCCGTTACAGTAACGGGCAATGCCGATGTACTGCTTACTGGCGTTCAAGCCACGGGTGCGATCGGCACCGCCGCGGTCACCGGTACGGCAACCGTCTCTGTTACGGGGGTTGCGGGCACTGGCGAAGTGGGATCGGTGGTTGTCACTGCCGGCACTGACGTCAATGTCACAGGGGTTACGGCTACCGGCCAGGTCGGATCGGTGGCCATCACAGGAACCGCCACGGTCCTGCTTACGGGCGTCTCGGCGACGATGTCGCTGGGCGACGTCACTGTCGTTACCGAGCAAAACGTGCCTGTTACGGGGGTTTCCGCAACGGGCCAGGTTGGCTCTGTTACCACAACGGCCGATGCAAGCGTTACCCTTACCGGGGTACAAGCAACGGGCTTTATCAGCGACGTCCTTGTATGGGGCGTCATTAATGACAACCAAACGCCTAACTGGCAGAATGTCGATGACTCGCAGACACAAAACTGGGTCATAGTCAACGACGGCAATACGGTGGTTTGGACACAGATCCTGACTTAAAGGAACAGGTTTATGGCAAGTACATTCTCAACCAACCTGAAGATCGAGCTGCAAACGACCGGTGAAAACTCCGGCACTTGGGGCACGATTACCAACACCAACCTGGGCACCGCCCTCGAGCAGGCCATTGTCGGCTACGGCAACCCGAGCTACGCCTCGGACGCCAACCTGACCCTGACCTACACGGACACCAACGCCGCGCAAACAGCGCGTGCGCTGGTCTTGAATGTCACCTCCGCGGTCAGCCTCACGGGCACGCGCGAGCTGGTCGTCCCGACGATCCAGAAGCAGTACATCGTCCAGAACAACACGACCGGATCCCAGAGCATCACGGTCAAGACCTCTGGCGGTACGGGCGTCACGGTCCCGAACGGCCGCAAGGCGCATCTCTACGTCAACGGCACCGATGTCATCTACATGGATGACTACGTTGACATCAACGGCGGTGCGATCGACGGTACTCCGATCGGTGCGAACAGCGCCTCGACCGGCGCGTTCACGACCCTCGCTGCCTCGGGCAATGTCACCCTCTCCGGCGGCACCGCCAACGGCGTCCTGTACCTGAACGGCAGCAAGGTGGCGACGAGTGGGTCGGCGCTGCAATTCAGCGGGACAAAACTATCTTTAAGTGCGGCAGGCGGAGCGGATTTTGTTGGCGTTTTTACAAACACAACCGCAGCAACGCCGTATATTTTGCGAATTCAAGAGCCAGCAACCCCGGCCAGCGGATACCCGTTGCTTGATGTTGTAAACAACGCGGGATCAACAGCCTACCTTCGTGTGGACAGCGGCACGGGCAACGTCGGCATCGGGGCAAGCAGTCCGGCTGGCAAGTTGGATATTCGGTCTGCATCGGGCAGCGGTAATACCGTTCTTATGCGCGGTGGTACTTACACAGACATTTTATATTCAACAGGCATTCGGTTTTTACAGCCAGCCAGCACCCTTAACGCAAACAGGCAATTCCGATTTACAAGCGGAGATAACTCACTCT